TAAGTTCACTTAATCATACTGCAGGATTTAAAAAATTTAGTGATTTACAAGTAATATCAAAAACAGAAGAATTTTCTGGAATTTCTACAGATCAAAACAATGGTGATTTTGTTGGAGTTGCAGATATTTCTTCTGTTATAGACTTAAATTGTGTTTATGATTTTGATCTTGCTAGAGAAAACAATATTATAATAGACGGAAACACAAAATCAAATGAGGTAATATTTGATTCTAGAATTTTACAGGACTATACAGAATCTATTGGCAATAGAGTATTGAATATTGATGATTTTAGTGAAGAGTTCAATAATAATCCAAGACCTACAAGATTCAGTGTTGTAAATACTTTCGATTTAAATAGAACTTATAACAAGTTTATAACATTTGTTGAGGATGTAATTTTTGGTGAAGAAAAACAAGTTCTTTTAGTTTCTTTACTCCATAACAGATCAATTGGATTTTTAAATCAATATGGTAGAGTAGAATCCCAATCGGATCTTGGTTTCTTTGACTTTAACATTATCGGATCTGAAGGACAACTTTTATTCTACCCAAGAAAAAGTTCTATTAATGATTATGATGTAAATACTTTAGCATTTAGTATTGAAGATACAATATTAGGTGTTGGTAATACGAATTTAGGTGATTCTGTTTACGTCGGATCCAGCACTACAACAATACCAACATCAACTTCTTCACCAATAACCGTCGTTGGAATTTCTTCCTCATATAGAGCATCTAAAGTTCTTGTTCAAATAGGAGCAACAGACAGTTCTTACTACGAGGTAGATGAGGTAATGATTTTGCATGATGGATCAAACGTTGATTTTGGGGATTATGGTCAGTTAAACACCCCAAATTTAGTAACAGCATCAACTGCGGGTCTCGGAACTTACTATGTTTATTATTCCGGATCAAATATTAATCTAGACTTTACCCCATATGATAGTACAACTGTAGATTACAATATTAATACATTGCAGATATCATTGTTAGATAATCCAACATCTACGGGATCATATGTTTTTAATAATTCTAGAATAGAATCGAATTATGTTGTTATATCATCATCACCTACTCCAGGAATAACAACTATTTCAACATATTCGACAGAATATGATGGTGCATATTATGTTGTTTCGGTAAAAGATACTACAAACAACGATTATCAAGTTTCTGAAGTTGTTGTATTGGATGATGATTCTAATTCTTATATTTCCGAATTTGGTATTGTTCAAACTGGATCTTCTTTAGGTTTAATTGGAGCAACTGTCACTGGATCCGGAGATGTTGAGTTAAACTTTACTCCAAATCCAAATATTGATACTGAAGTAGTTGTATTTACTGGATCTATTGGGGCAACGAATGACACAATATCAACAATTAATCTCGATTTTAATAATGCATCAATAAATGCTGGACTCGGATTCTATGAAGGAGCAGAATCTGATGTTAGGAGATCTTTCAATCTTACTCACAATGAAAGACCTATTTTTGAAAGATATTTTGATGGTAGTGATTCTTCTATTGTTGGCATTGGTTTAACATCCAGAATTAAAATTCCAGAAAATTTCTTTGTCACCGGTGAAGAAGTTACTTATTCTCACTCTGGGGCAGGAACTGCATCTGCTATCGGAATAGCATCTACAACAGTGACTGGAATTGGATTAACTGATAAGCTTCCAAACACTCTTTATATTGTAAAAGATGATGAATTATACGTTAGAGTGGCAGTTTCCACTGCGGATGCTCTTGCAATCCCACCAAATACTCTAGAAATTTCTAGTGTTGGAATAGGAACCTCCCATAGATTCTTATCGAAAAATCAAAATTCTAGAGTTTTACTATCAATTGATAACTTGATACAATCTCCGGTAGTATCAACAGCAATAACTTCATCTCTCCAAAACTTTTTAGAAAGATCTTCGGTTAGGTTTGATCTTGCTGGAATAACATCATTCTTTGGTGGAGATCTTGTTAAGATAGACAATGAAATTATGAAAATTACTTCTGTAGGTCTTGGAACTAATCCAAATACAGTGACAGTTAGGAGACCTTGGCTTGGAACTGGAATTTCTACTCATGCAAAGGATTCGATTATAACTAAAATTTCGGGAGATTATAATATTGTAGAAAATACTCTTCATTTTGTAGATGCTCCTTATGGATTAACTCCAATAGGAACTTCTACAAATAGTCCAGATGAGAGAGATTTTATTGGAATAGAAACTCATTCCACTTTCAGTGGAAGAACTTTTATGAGATCCGGTATTCCTAATTCCGATTCAGAACCTTACTCGAAGAATTATATATTTGATAGTTTGTCTTCTGAGTTTGACGGACAAACGAATAATTTTACACTTACATCAAATAAAAATAATATTTCAGGTTTCTCTACAAGTAATGCTATTGTTTTGGTTAATGATATTTTCCAAGGACCAGCAAGACCTGGAGCAATTTCTATCGTAGGTGACTATGACTTAACAGAAAATTCTGGCATAACATCAATCACATTTACAGGAACTGCATCATCGACATCCTATGATGTAAATACTTCTTCAATTCCTAGAGGTGGAATAATAGTTTCTGTTGGATCTACTGCGGGACTTGGATATCAACCACTTGTATCTGCAGGTGGAACTGCAAATGTTTCTATTGCTGGAACCATTTCTTCAATTTCTATTGGCAACAGTGGTTCTGGATATAGAGTTGGAATTCAAACAATAGTCAATGTTGGAGTTATTACCTCTACTTCCGGAACTTTAAATATTGAATTTATTGGAACTGCTGCAGTTAGTGGTGGTAATGTTGTAAGTGTTGCAATTACAAATCCCGGTGTTGGATATACTTCCTCAAATCCACCAATAGTTGTGTTTGATTCTCCACTTTCATATTCAAATATTCCGTTAGTTTATAGTTCTTCATCTAGTGGTTTCGGAACTGGTGCCGTAGCAAATATTGTCGTTGGTCAAGGTTCAAGTGTTATTTCGTTTGAAATAACAAATACTGGATATGGGTATGGTCAAGGTGAGATTTTAACTGTTGATATTGGTGGAACATCTGGAATCCCAACAGATACATCAATTCCATTTAATGAATTCCAAATCACAATTGATAGAACAATAAGTGATGAATTTACTGGTTGGGTTATTGGTGATCTTCAAGTATTTGATATTATTGATGATTTATTTGATGGTAATAGAGTCACTTTCCCATTAAAGATAGATGGAAATCAAACTACAATTAGATCTAGAAAAGGATCCAATATTAATGTCGAATCTGCTCTTCTGATATTCTTAAACGATGTATTACAAGTTCCTGGACAAGGATATTCATTTAATGGTGGCAGTATTATAACTTTTTCGGAAGCACCAAAAGAAGGAGATAATTGTAAAATTATTTTCTATAGAGGAACAAGTGAAGTTGATACTGTAAATGTTGATATTCTAGAAACTGTAAAAGTTGGAGATACTGTAAGGTTAAATGATGATAATCTATCATTTAAAGAAGATTCTAGATTAGTAACTGAGGTTGTTTCTACTGATACTGTTAAAACAAATGTTTATACTTCTCCAGGAATATCAGAAGATCCAAATTACAATAGACCTGTAATTTGGTGCAAACAAACTGAAGATAAGATTATCAACGGACAACAAGTTGCTAAAGATAGAATTCTTTATGAGCCACTTATCAACCCAACATCAAATATTATTCAAAATGTATCTACATCATCTACTCAGATTTTTGTAGAGAATGTAAAAACTTTCTTTGACAGTGCCGATGAATATTTGCAAAATGGAACATCAGAACTTCCTCAGAAAAAGGTAATTATTACATCTCAAGATTCTTTGGTGGCAGCTGCTGCAACAGCGATTGTTTCTGTTGCTGGAACAATTTCTTCAATTATCATTTCCGATGGTGGAATTGGGTATATTATACCACCAAGTGTTACTATTGAGAGTCCAGTTGGATTTGGAACAACCCAAAGAGCATCTGCTATTGCTTCAGTATCTATTGGAGGAACTATTTCTTCAATATCTATGATTTCTCCAGGAACTGGATACACATCAACAAATCCACCTGTAGTATTAATAGAATCCCCTACATTGATTAGAGAAGTAGTCGAAAATGTATCTTATGAAGGAGACTTTGGAACAATCAGTGGTGTATCTACAACTTCTGTTGGAGTTGCTTCTACCGGAATAGTTTTCGACTTCTTCATTCCAAAAAATTCTTTCTTAAGAGATACTAATATTAATAGTGTCGGTATTGCAACTACTGGCATCAGTGGAATTCAAACTGGTTATTACTTTGTAGTTTTCAACTCTAATGTTGGTAATGGTTTAACATCAATAAATCAATCAGGATTAACAGTTGGTGTTGGAACAACATTTATTGATAATGTATATGAAGTTGCTTCTGTTTCTATCGGACAAACTGATGTTATTGGTGTTGGTCTAACTTATGTTGCTAAAGTAACTGTAAGTGTATCGGATTATAATGGATTGTCTGGTCTTGGATATAGTTCTTTCTACGGCGAATATAGTTGGGGCAGAATCTACAATTTGAATAGAAATAATTCCAAGGAGTTTACATATTACAATAATGGATTGATTGGAATTTCGTCTTCACCTACTGTTCAAAGATACAACCCACTGAAGTATGAAGACTATACCTCATAAATAGATAAAAAACTCATAAAATGTCCGCAATTATAACTGACCAATTAAGAATACTAAATGCAAAGAACTTTGTTTCAGCAGCGACTTCTTCTGCAAATTCTTACTATGCTTTTGTAGGATTGCCTAATGCAACAGATTATGATGCTAATTGGGATATAACTCCACCTGCACCTAAAGACAATTTTAGTGAAGAGGATGATTATTGGGACACCATGATTGCATTAAAAAAAATTAATGCAAGTGATGTTTCGCAGGTAGTTAGAAGAAATACTTGGACTTCAGGAACTACTTATGATATGTATCGACATGACATAAGTAGAACCAATACATCAAAACCATCTGGAGCAACTAGTTTATACTCTGCAAATTATTATGTTGTTAATGGTGACTATAAAGTTTATATTTGTTTAAATAATGGGGTCTCTCCAGAAAATCCAGAAGGTAGACCTTCTTTGGATGAGCCAACTTTCACTGATTTAGAACCAAGATCTGCAGGAACTAGTGGTGATGGGTATATTTGGAAATATCTTTATACAATCAAACCCAGTGATATTATTAAATTTGATTCATTAAACTTTATACCTGTACCTAAGGATTGGGAAACAAATACTACTGATTTTGCAGTTAGAAATAATGCTTCCACTAGTGGACAAATTAAGATAGCAACAATTACTAATAGAGGAGTTGGAATCGGAACTGCAAACGCAACTTATTTTAACGTCCCAATTAAAGGTGATGGATCTGGAGCACAAGCAACCATTACTGTAAATGCAGACTCTAAAGTAGAAACGATAACTATTTCTAGGGGAGGATCTGGATATACATTTGCCAGTGTTGACTTAGAATCTGGTGGAGTTCCCACAGGAACAACTAGACCAACTTTTGATGTTAT